CCTATTGCTTCTGCTGCTGCTTTTAAGTGACCTGAATATTTCTGATTACCAATTCCAGCATGGAATGTTGAAGCTTAACCTAATGCTGCTTTATACCCCTCAGATGGGTATTGTTCAACTATTGATACCGCATAAGCTTTATCTGCAGATTTCCAATTAAATCCTAGTTTGCCATTGTGAGCTGTAAGGATCTTAATTTGTTATCTAGCTGTTGGTCTATTTTTAGATTATACTAATTGTGCATAGTGTTGTGAATTAAGGTGCACTAGTACTCCCTTTTCTGCAAATGGCAATAAATGCTGAGGCAAGTCAAGCAGTTGTGCTGCTTTAAATAGGACATAGACTGGCACAGTCATTCCATCTACTTATACAGTGCCTATGCCTTGTACTGCTTTAAGCTCATCCATACTCTTAGCCTTAGCTACTGCATCTGCAGCAGTCTTGGTTATATCTTGCATAATGTGTGATAGTTGTTATTTTTATTTAACCAATCCTAAGATTCCTTACAATATTGTATCCATAGGTGTAATTCTCTATGGCAGTTTAAATTAGAATCTAGGGTCTTTCCTGGACACCTTCTCCTCCATATCAAATATTGATGGATAATCTTGGGCTTGAATGGTGGCATATAACCCTTTCTACCTTATCAGTTATGTAATCCTCTATATGTCATGTCCATATTATTAATCAAAGTAGTGATCATTAGTCATCACTACATCTCTTCCCCAATTGGCTTCCTCCCTAACATTCCTATATTTGGTGGGTAATTAACTTAATATTTCCTAAGTCAGATCTTAGACAGTCTCACTATACTAATACATTGCTCTGAGTGACAGTATTTTGCTTCTCATTAATCCCACCGCAGTTTTTGACTGCTTTGATTTAACAGCATGTTTGGTCCAGCCCATTTTTAGCAATGCATGGTCTATTCTCCTAAATACTGAATAATCTCCTTCTGTACTTCTCAGAACTATCTTAACAAATGTAGCTCCATCTGGTGTTCCTGCATGTTCTACTGTAGTCATGAATCCAAGACTCTTGTAGATGTCTGTTGCTCTCTCAACGTAATTTTTGAGTTCCATTAAGAATGTGATGACATCATCTCCTTCAACAAAGCACCACCAATCACCCTTCTTCATAGCTAATCTCTTGGCCACATATTTTTATAATAGATATTATAAGTAGGTGTTAGTTAATGAAGTTGTCTACTCCCCACTATTCCTAGTTGTCTTTGTCAGTAATATCATCATCTTTGTCTTAATAAAATTATTGTTGAGTGCAACTGCCTCCCAGAATTGACATGCTTTCTCCCCCACTATATGCCTAAACAGCTCCCTTTCTATCTACCATATTTCATCTTTTTATGCTGAATCATAACATGAGACATCTAGACAGACAGCATAATTAAACTACTTTGCTTTCTCCTTGAGTGCTGTAGTAATTGACTCATCATTCATCTTCTTAATGAAGTGAGGGTTTTTATAAACTTACTCCTCTACTGCTTGATAGATTACAGCTGAAAGTGATCTAACTATCTCTTGTCGGGCTGATATCATTCTTGCCCATCCATCAGACATGGTTATCTCCTTCTTAATAAAAGCCTCTGTATTAGTAATAACATCTAGGCCATTCTCCTTAACAAATTCTAACCCTTCTATAATTCTATCTTTGACACTCTTGGTTTTATTAGATTATTTGATTAATTCTATTGCTTTCTCACACAAATCTATTCTATTCATGTAGTCATAACCCACATTTTTAAATTCCTTCTTAATCCTCTTAATGGCAAACTTAACAAATCTCTTAACCTCCCTTGTAACTACAGCTTTTGTTTTAATTGTCCTCTATGTTGCTGCAAATGTCATGTTGTCTACACAATTGCACATAGTTTCTATATGTTTACCTTCTACAATTGGTCCTATCTAAGTATATTTGGAATTGGTAGGGTCACATGCTTATGGCTTGTACTTAAGTAATACTTATCCTTCATCAGCAACTATATTATCAACTGTGCCATGGCATTTAGATGTTATTATCTTTGTGTCTAGCTGGCTATCATAAGTAATCATTGATTGTCTTTCTGGCTTCTTCTGATCCAAATATGTTAACCAATTTTCCATGTCATCAAACTCCTAATTGAGCATCGCTCCTCTAATTCTGATACCATCTTCGTCATAAGTTACTGATTACTATCTCCAAGTAACTAACTATGGTTCCTTAAATCTCTTAACTCTTTCCCTATTAATCTCCTCAAAGTCATTAAATTACCTTTCAGTTTGACTGTATTAACAAACCTCACATTTAACTCCCAATCTTTTCTCATTCTTAATGTGCTGTACAGGCAATTATACACATCTACCACAATGGCAATCCCATGGTACTTGTCTGTTTCCTTACATACAAGTATTTCTACCTGGTTGGTTGCTAGTTATTCCTAGATATGCATGACCATGGTGTGCTAACATAATCAGAGGCTTACCAACATTCTTCATCATTCTCAGATCATAATTTCCTGATGGAGTGTCTGTTGTGTATAAATGTAGATTAATTTTATTCAGTTTAGCAAACAAGGCTAATTATGAGGCTGAGGACCCTGCTTCTCCTATTAGTTCTGCTTGTACACAACCTTTTAGCCATTCTGCCATTATTTCATTTGAGTGGTTTTACATAATGCCAATCCCTTCCCAAGAAGCCATCCATGAAGTGACACATGCTCTCACACAACTAGTGCCATTGTCTCCAGCTCCCACATCGACAAATATCAAATTTTCATCACTTTGGTCTTTTCTAGCTTTCGCTAGTACTGCTGCAATAGGTATGGCTTACTCATTTCCATATGGACACCATTTGTAAGATTATTGGTTGTGTTCTTTAATCTTTGTAGTGCAGTCTACTCTACCAATCCTGGTCTAATAATATTAAGCTGATGCTATATTCCTAATCATAATATCCTTATGTAACTCTAAGCATGATATGGCATCTCTTACTCCATATGACCTATGCTCATCAGTAATTTTATAATCGGTATATTCTGTGTAAAATTTCAGCTTCCTATCCCTATGGACAGCTAGTTTGTAATCTGTGTTATAGACCATGGCTAACGCATCAGCTAGCCCCATCTTGGCTGATTTCTACTACACTATGTATGGGTGCTATTACAAATCTATGTTATTGGCATATATACCATCAAGCTAATTGTCCCAAACTACAGTCTTGATATTCCATGTGCTAAGCCAAGAATATATTATATATTGTGCCACATTCAGTTATGACCCATTATATATAATAGCTTTGTTATCAAAAGCCAACTGCATCGAATTAATTTTCCTTAAGCCTATAGCAGGTTCTGCCTCTAAGTCAAATCCTATTGTTTTAATGTTATTATACAGGCAATCCTACTGTTATAAAATTGCCATCATCTCTTCTATATCATTAACCCCAAAGCATTCATATTCATTCCCTCTGGGTCCTTTCTCAATCCAATGATGTGATTGTTTGCACTATTATGGCATCTCCATTATTTCTGTGGCATCTTCCATATACTCCAGGTCATGCCTATTCTTATATATCATTGGCCTACCATGTCTAATAGATGAAATGATGTCCAATTGGTATGACTTAAGCACTTTCCATCTTGCATTATGCAATTCTCTGACATTCAATTTTTAATCTGGATCAAGGTTAATCAACTACATGTCATTACCATTAACCCTAATAACTAATCTTGACAAATGATTAATGATTATAACATTTGTTGCCTCATGTTTTTATGATCCATACACTCCTATTATAGTAGGAGGATATCTAATATTATTGTCCTTCTTAAATTGGTCCAGTCTAATATTAAATCGTCTCTCCTATTCTTCCCCATATCCTTTAATCAATCTCATCTCAACTTCCTAAGGGGCTCTCACCATTCTTGGCCAGAAATAGGATGCCCAAAATCCTTATGTGAACTTAATGTTAGGTAAATCAGTCATACCTGTGTTCTTGATGTCATGGATTTTTGTGATATCTACTGTCCTGATCACTTAATCCTAGTACTCCCCATATTCCTTAATCCTATTCTTACAGAGTACACCTAATAAGTCAGCTACCGACAGATCCTGATAGTTCCCTATTAATTCATTAACTTAGGTCCCCTACTTAACCTTAATCTGGTGTCTGTAGACATACTTATTAATCAATTTCTAGTAATACCAGATATTGTCAGCAAGTTCATCAATATCTAAACATAATAAAAGGGCCTATTAGCACATGTATATCTACTTTGCCATATTAATATCTTTAATGTATTTCCACCAACACTTTATTATACAACCACTACATTTTGGATTGAGCAATGCCATATCTATTTATGATACTATGCTATAATCACTCCTGGCTTAGCTATCAGTGTAAACTAATGGTATTCTCTAATGTTAATAGGCTGTCTTAATTTTAATTATAGTCTCATCTACAATCCTATCGCATCCAAATGTTTTCCTATCTATATCAGCCATCTTGCCTCCATTTAATTAAGCATTAATAATCACATGCTGCTATTATGGTGTGACTATCTAACCATCAACTATCATGTTTTGGAGATATACATTCCTCCCTATCTTTGTCTCTAACTTTGTGTCAAAAGCTTTCATTTTCTAATATGCTACCATGTTGTTCTACACTCCTTTATTGACAAGTTCATCTCTCACCCCTTACTCAGGTTTGAATATAGCCAATTCCAGCCCATCATTATCTATTCCATACAGTCTCTCTACACATTTCAATCCCCATGATCCTCTTGATTCCATGTCATAAGTCTGCTCTACTTGGTAGGCATCTCTCATTGTCCATAATCTTGCCTAACCCCAAGTACTATCATCTTTGAGTGTGTATTTAAGAGTGACTCTCTTGATCTCAGCGGACTTAGATTGGTAATTCAATAATTACATTGCATTTTCTCTATATCTGTCTACTGTTCCATTAATACCTAAATCAATGTAATAAGCATTTAATTCACTTTAGGTTGCTTACATTAAATTAGGCACTTCTTGTGAAGTGATGTCATTATGAGTTCTTTATCCTATCACAAACACCCTGTCATCTTTCTCTAACATTCCAATAGGCTGGTATTCTGAGCTATAAGCTGAATTAACCATGACCCAATAGATCACTGATGAATAATTTAAGTCCATGTGGTCCAACAATTCTCTTCTGTTTACTTCTGTAATCTTCTTCTGAATAAGCCCAACATTGGCATGTTCATCTACTAAAGCTTTAATTAACTAAATCTTCTAATAATCAGTGTTGTCTTCTTCAACATTCAAGAATAATACTTTCTAATTCTCAGTAACAATCCATTCTCTCTTAGGATCACCTCTCACATAGACTATCAAATCTGCTTTTACCAATCTCATGGCCACTTAGCAAAGAGTATCTCTTCTTGATTGAGCTAATTTAGCATGATGATTCATAGTGTCTATTTAGCACTTCTACTTAACCAATCTTGCACATTTCGACCTCGTTGTTGCATGTTCCCCCATGGCTATATACATGCCTGACAGGTCTGTCTTCCCAATTTACTTATATAATGCTTCTATGTCCATCCCAGCATTGAGTGCCTTAACTAAAATCTAGGCTGCATCTTGATAATTCTTATTCTAGATATGATCAGGGAAGGCTTCAGTCCTGTTTTTGTATAGCTATTTAATCATTAGTTTAGTCCTGACATAATTAGCTAATATCTCATCATCTTTGACAATTTCATCAACCCTCCTCTCAATAGTCACATATTTATAGAGTTCTTTATTTCCTTTCTTGATCAGTAATGGAGTTGTTATCTTGTACATTTAGTTGAATCTGCCTTAATGTACTGTGTTAGGTAATTTAATTATTACAGGTCTTTTATCTTCCTCTAACAACTATTCCATATCAGTCTTCAATTTCTATTCAAAGGCTGTGTCAAGATCCCCTTCTAATGTTACTACAGCAAAATCAGGGTCAAGTAATAACATTTCAGCTTTTGATTGCTTGAAGTCACTTATTTATTCCAGTTTGTCTACAGCTATGGCTGTCCAGGTGTCATTTTCAGTCATTGGCTCTATCATTGAAGTTATGGGCCATACAGCTACTCTCTTGCAGTCTGGTTTATTCATCCTAATAACTGACCAGACTGTTGTTTTGTATGGACACTTCTTCAGTTCTGCAATGGTGGTCACTCCTTCAGCCATCTTCTATTTCTTTATTAATTTGAAATTATTTTAGGTTATTTTGGTCTTGTCTACCCTAAGCACTTCATATGTTACTTCTCCTTAACCGTAACAATGTGTGATATATCTCCCTCTTTCTGATTAAACCTATTTAAATTTTTAATGTTGGCTATTAAGTGGCTACACTACAGGTATCCAATTTCCTTGTTCATAGTTGGATGCTTCTATTTCTGTATTAGTGACAATGAATGTCTTCTGTCTAGGCTCCATACCTGTGCTGTCAATCATTTAAGGAAAGTCAACCCATTCTTCTGCTCCTACCCATTAATCGATTAGTCTTAAATCATGCACAGCTAGTATTATCTTGTCTCTCCATGCCCTATAACTTGTAGGCTGGAAATTTCTTCTCAAATAATATTCCATTATCAATGAAGCCCATTTCCAATTTGGCTTACCTATTAATACCATTGTGTATCCAATAAAAATTGCTTATTATCTCGGGTGATCTGAATCTACAGAAAAGTCCCCTAACCATGTCTTGAAAAATAATTCAAAATTAGCATCACATACACATGGTAATTTTTATTCATCATCTCCCTTCAAAAATTGTTAGTATCTGTGCCCATGCACACATTCTATGTCTATTGAGCTATTGCCATCTTATTCTGGCTTGGCTGTCTAAAAGGATGTTCTATCAATCAATCTACACTCATCTATTATACCTTTGTTAGTGTTCAATATATGTCCCATCCCCTGTTTTGTTGTCTTCTCTACTAATTGCTTGCCCAATCTGTCTTATTAGATTCCTGTAGCTTCAGCATACAATGAATTAATAGACTATTCTAATTTGGCAATATCTTAGTCCAGCCATTATTTCCTCTGCTCAGCTTCTCCTGGCATGTCAGGTGGGTATACTATAGGCACATCTTGATTTGCTGCTGATAAATTAGGTGGGTATACTACTGGTAGGAATTCCTAATTTCCATGTGAATTGTTGTATTCAATCATTCTTGCCATGGCTCTCTGATATGTATTGTCATCTTCTACCGTCATCCTCCCCAGTTTATTCTTCCACTGATCTACCAATCCCTATGGTGAATGGTTGCATCCAGCTTTTGCTTACCATGTCTCACATTTTTATTTATGTATTGTGATCTCCACTTATAATTTTTGTATTGCTTCCTAATATAAAGTGTCCACTACTCTAACTTCTTTGTAATACTGTGGGTTTAATCCTAATTTAATCAGTTATGGGACCTCTTCCTTCAATTCGTCTTCAGATTTGTAGACATAGTGTATGTATTTCCCCCTCTACACTACTTCTGTGCTATCGTGCATTGGTTGTCTCTCTGTTTTCATAATTGATATTGTCAGACTAGGTTCTATACTACCATGACATGTTAGCTAGTTTTCTACACTAATTTGGCTCTTCTTCTCCCCCTACAGTACCTATGGTCTCAGATCAGGATATCTAAACCCTCCTCTTCTATCTTCAATCATCTTTCCAAATTTGGTCTCATCCAGCACAACATCTTTAATCTTCTCTGGCCCACTAAACCAGCTGGCATCAAGGTATAACCACCCATATGGATCCATGTAAAGAGAATATAATCCATTGGGGTCATATTCATAACAGTCAGCATCAAGAGCTAAATCTGCTTCATATTCCCTCTTTGTTAGTTATGCTACTAAACTATGACTGTTGCCTTATTCGACTTTCTGGAAAGTTATCTGTTTATTGCTCTTCTACACATGCACACCCTTCTATGTAGCTACTACAACAAACACAAATTTAGGTTTACTTGACCCTAACATCCTAGTGCTTGTTTCAGTAATATATATAACTTACACTCCTATTGCTTGGAATGAGCATGCTAATGTGTGTGGTGTCTGATTGGCATATTTATGGTATGCTACTAAACTTGTGATGAATCTCTGTGCTGCTATTTGGGCTCTGTAGATAGCATAAGAGTCACCCATTGTTGTTCCAAATAGTTCAATACTAATGATGCTGTAAGCCACATTTAGTCTAGACTAGTTAATGGGTACTGCTATTTCCTATGTTGTTTCTAGCACAGCTTGCTTCAACTTAGTCAGGTCATCTAATACATCTTTACATATGACAGCTCCATGATCTAATTTCTCTTCTTTAAGTAATCTCTGCTTGATAGACTGCACTTACATCCTGAAAGCCTGGTAATTCTTAAACAATTACGTCAGATTGGCTTATGGTAGGTCTATTAATGCTCCATTCGCTCTAGGTGCTAACTCTTCCCCTACCTCTTATACTACAAATTCATACAGTCTTTCTCCTACTCTAGATTTATAGTCTCCTGATTTATCATACACATTAAGCCCTCTTACCGCCTTGTAATAATCGCTGGCTGTGTATCTATCTCTCTCTGTTACAGTTTGGTCGATTTATCCGTTAATCGTAGGTCCTGTTGCTTGCTTGATAACATATTGTTATTTTGCTTGCATAGTCAAAACTCGG